GTGTGGTGGATGATCAGAATGTTGAGGACAAACGTGTGTTGCCGCCGATTCATCGCGCCCCGGCAGTACCTGAAGCACCACCGATTTCTGTACCCGCACAAAATGTTATTTTAAAGGGCGAGGACCCGAGTGGTGCTGCGAATAACGGAGAAACGAAGAAAAAAAGAAAGAAAAGGAAGAAGAAAAAAAAGAGATAAATATAAAATTTGATAATTTATATTTATTTAATTAATCTTACTCGAGCCCGCCGCCCCCGCCGCCACCTCCGATCAGCGCACGCCGGGCGTCGATGACGTCTTTCATTTTAAATATCGCCTCCTTCACCAATTTATAGTGACACCGCAGCCCCTCCTGTACCTCATTAGATGCCTGAATTAGTGCCTCAATATCTTTTTTTTTTCTTAGCAATTTGTTTTTGATTGCTTTCTCTTTCTTCAGCTCGTCCAAGAGGGGTTGCGAGTCTTTTAGTATTTGACCTATACAGGATGACACGTTGTAGATGCAGTTTTCCGACGCGCCGACCGACATGTTAGTTATATCTTGATCACTAGGAATTTCGGGCATAAGGGGGTTAGTTGTGTCCATATTGACATGCATATCTCAATAATTATCTAGATCAATTTATTAGCGGCGGCGTCTATTCTGTCTACGTTTTGTCTTCATTTTATATTATATTCAGAAAAAATTGCTTGGATTAATAATAATACATAAAGTGTATAAATATATAGACATACAGATGATTAATGGAGCGAAATAATTTAATCTCGATGCTGCTAATTGGTATACTAGCCTATTTATATACTCAATATACCATGGTTCAAATTTCCGATAAATTATTTATTAATGATTACTTTGATAATACTACAAAAATTCATATTTATAATCAAAAGACTGCACATTTATTTTTAAATAATAAAACAATGGCGACACATTTTGTAGCGATTCAAAATATGACTTATTTTGATAATATTCTTGCGGATCACAACTATCAACATGAAGTGCTTCACAAATATCCATATATACAAAAGATTTTGGAGTCAGGCGCAATGTTTTTATTTATGGGTTTTATACTTTCACGGGGACGTAATGCATTTGGTTTTCGCGGAAGCATTTATTCGGAAGATAAAGTGAAGACGCGTCTCAAAGATGTGGCCGGACTCGAGTATCAGAAACAAGAGATATTTGAGTTTGTGGATTTTCTCAAGAATCGAGAGAAGTACATTGCTGTAGGAGCTAGAATGCCCCGCGGTGCGCTTTTTCATGGACCGCCCGGAACAGGCAAGACCCTACTTGCAAAAGCAGTTGCTGGCGAGTGTGATGTCTCATTTCTCTCTGTCGGCGGACCCGATTTCAGCGAGATGTTTGTGGGTGTTGGGTCGGCTCGTGTTCGCGATCTTTTTAAGAAGGCGCGAGAGAAAGCTCCGTGTATTGTGTTTATTGATGAGATAGATGCTCTGGCAAAAGCAAGACATAATCATCCTGCAATCGGGCATCAAGAGAAGGAGAATACATTGAATAGTTTTCTTATCGAATTAGATGGATTTAATAAGAATGATAAGGTTCTAATTTTTGGCGCAACTAATCGATTAGATATGTTGGATAAGGCGCTGCTCCGACCTGGACGCTTCGATCGTAAGATTCAGTTTGAACTTCCTGAGAGAAAGGAGCGAGAGAAAATCTTTAAACATTATTTGAAGGATATGCAATTGGATGATGATATCGATATTTTGGCGGGCATACTTTCTAAGCAAAGTTTTGGATTTTCTGGTGCAGATATTGCGAATATTTGTAATGAGGCAAGTATTCTTTCTGTGCGGAGAGATAATCCATGTATTACACAAGAAATTTTAGAAGATGCTGTCGATAATGTTCTTTTGGGTCCTGAAAAAAAAACATTTAGGTTATCTGAACGAGAGAGAAAGATAGTGGCATATCATGAGAGCGGTCATTCCCTGGCTTCTTATTTACTCCCGAATATGAAGGCTCCAATCAAGGTTTCGATTATGCCCCGCGGGAAGAGCGCGCTTGGTTTCTCTCAAACAGAAGTTTCAGAAACCAAATTAAAAACGAAAGAGGAGATACTAGAGAAAATATGCGTACTTCTCGGCGGTCGTGTTGCCGAATTAATTTTTTGCGGAGGCATTACAACAGGTGCTGCTGACGATATTGAAAAGAGTACTGCATTGGCGTACCAATATGTGGCGCAATTTGGAATGCATGATGATATAGGTCCAATTAATTGTATAAAAGAAGGTAAACAATATAGTGAAAAGTTGCGAGCGGCAATTGATGATTGCGTGCATGTAATTACCCAAAATTGTTATGTGCGAACGAAGGAATTAATTGAAAAAAATAAACCAAAGATTGAGAAGATGACGGCGGCATTATTAGAACGAGAGACACTAAATCAACGGGATATTGAGATTTTATTTGAATAAAATTATTTTAACTACAAATAATATAAATGGACAGGAAAGAGCCTATTAGAGAAGATGGTACAAATGTTATTATTCGAAAAAATTCGGATTGGTCAGAGGGCGCCGTGGGATTATTGGGGAAGTGGGAGAGAATATGCACATTCCGTAAAAAAGCTCATTATTCTGCCTCGAATGATTATGGGTGGAAAAATAAATTTCTTTCTATTCCAATTATTGTAATTAGTACAATTTTGGGAAGTTTATCATTTATCCATCCATCTTTTATAGATAAAGCCGCGTGTTCCCGTCGATTATCTTTAAGAAATTTACAACCAGAATGGCCTGCTTGTGTTTGTAATTCCTATCTTAATGGTGCCACAAGCTCTGAAAGTGATTTATGTATGAAAGTTGGAACAACTGAATGTTATCCGCCTAATTCAGGAGATAGTTTATGTCCCGGCGATATGTTTGCATGTATAAATATGAATGTACCAACAGAAGCACCAACTTTTCATGATTGTCCTGCAGGTGGTTTCTGCGTCCCGTGTGGAACATGTCACCCTGGCCGCTGTGACGATAACTCGTGTCCTTTATTCGATGGTGAATGTACATGCGCAGATGGAAGTTGTCCTTCAAATGTTCATTCATCAATTTGTTCCCCACCTACATTTACCCCTACAACGGCAGCACCAACCACTGCAAACCCCACGGCAACCCCAACGTCATCCCCGACTCCGACGGCTTGCGCAAATAATTGCTGTATATCTGGACCTGATATGTGGAGAAGCGATGCCTCACCCACTATTCCTGGCTGGAGCGTGGAGTCTCCGTATTTGGATCACACAAATGGAGGAATAGGGAAGAAGAATCAATGTGAAGATATGTGCCGCGCTGATCCTCAATGTAATTCTTGGATGTGGCGTAGTTCTGCATCTACATGTTATTTATCAACTTATACGGAATTAAATGAATACCGACCCAACCCGGGATATAATGATCACCATCCACACGAATTCTTGCGCACGTGCGTCACCACACCTACATTTAGTCCAACGAAAACCCCCACAACTCTGGCGCCTACAAGTCCCGCGGAAAGGTGCGAAAACTATTGTCAAAATTCTTGTGCACAATTCGGTAGTCCCGGAGACAATGTGAGTGAGTGCCAAGGATGCGATGACTCAAAAGCGTGCCATCCCGGAGCATCCAACTACAATAGCGTAGACGCGTGGTGTGCTTTTTACGCATGTGAGTCTGCCAATAGTAGGTGCGATAATTGGCGGTGCACACAACCATCGAAGGCGCCAACCGGCACCAAAACGCCTACAACTACGCCTACAATTTCTCCTACAACTTCGCCTACACCTCCATTTGAAGGCAAATCAGGCAAATCTGGGGATAGTGATGGCGATGGTGATGGCGATGGTGATGGTAGTGAGGAAGAATGTGCGCCAGGATGCCCTGACGATTGGCCTGGCGATGGGTTTTGTGATGATTCGTGCTTTAACTCTGCTTGTAACTATGATGATGGTGACTGCCCAACCAGATCCCCAACTAATTTGCCAACAACATCTTCTCCAACGCGGCAGCCGTCAAGGGAACCAACGCTGCAATCCGATTCATATATGCAAGGAGGTGCATCTGCCAGATCAACAGAAGAAAACGGAGCAAGTAACACATTTTTATTCCCCTATATAATTGGGGCATTCAATATGATTATTGCCATTTTATCTGCGCTGCATACCTTTTTAAAATACGATGCATTGGAGGATCGTCATCAACAATATTCCCGTCATTTTGGGAATTTGCAAGTGGACTTGGAAACATTGTTGGCGAAGCCAGCGGAGCAGCGAGGAAGTGCGGGTATGATGGTGGAACGATATAAAATTAAATATGCTGTATTGATCAATAATGCTCCTGATTTACCTGAAAATTTGGAGAGAAGGTGTTGTGGAACAGAAGAGATTCACGCCATTGAAATGACATAGTTATGGAAAAATATGCCCACGATCCACAGGGTCGACCATGTTAGGGAGTCACCGCAATTAATAGGTGTAGGGGCATAGAACTTATATTTTGGTCTTTTGTTTTCCTTTTTTCAAATGCTATTTGTAATTCCGTCAATTATTTTCCGGAATTACAATTTTTGATATTTTTTTCTATACTATGGTTATATATGAGTGAACGCCCAAAAAATGATGCTAATTCTGGGACTTTTGTACCATGTTATAATAAAAAAAATTGGAAAGAAGATAGTTGGTGCCAAGAGGATTGTATTCAGCGCGTTCTTGATAACCCTGAGACTTGCGATTGGCATTGCGTAGATCCTGATATGGCACGGCAAACTACAACAAATACTGGATGGGCTTGTATGAATAGTGGAAAATATTCGCGTTGTACTAATTCCTGTGGATGCCGCGGTTCGCCGGGTGATTCTGCTTGGTGTTGTAGCGCCGAGAGCTCAGATGTATGTTGGGATAATAAATGCTATAGCTCATGTGCTATCACTTTGCCGCCAAGCGAACCATCAGCGCGTCCAACTTCGAAGCCTACTACAAAACTACCCACTTCGTACCCAACAAAAAATCCTACACCATATCCAACGCGCTTCCCCAGTCGTTCTCCTACCCTTTATCCTACATTGCCAACATTTCATCCCACACACTCGCATTCTAATAATTATATTTTATTGCGCCGGAATAGTGCTTGTGCGGGCGATGATAAGAACTTGGGGCTCGTTACGTTGGATCAGTGTGGACAAGGATGTCAAAATATAACCAATCTATTTATTTTTGGCAAAGGGGGTGGGTCGAAATGTGATGATGTAATGTGCGTTTGCAGATGTGAATTGGGAGAGAAACGTGATGCACTTGATTGTGAAAAATCAGTAGTAAATAACAATTTTGATTTATATAGAATTCTTGAAAATACATTACCAACATTTAAACCATCGCCAATGCCATCCTTGCTACCATCGGTACCGCCGACATTATCTCCAACATTCTTAACCTTGTCACCCAGTAGAATGCCGAGTTATGAACCTTCCAAATGCCCGCCTATAAATTGTCCATCTACCACATGCTCGCCGCCTATTAGTAGCCCGCCTTGTTGTCTTATTTTATATATAATTGCTTCTCTCTTTGGTGCTGGCGCCCTTGCCTATAGTTGTTGGTTTGTAAGAAAAAAATATCGGCGGCATCGACGGCATTCAGTCTCCTCCAGAACAACGACAGCAATAGCTATGGTAAACATTCGCCATGCTATGGAAAATATTGATTTGTCACAAAATGATAGTATGAATGTTGGCATTGACATAAGTGGTAATTAATTTTTTTTGTGCTTTATTTTTTATTACAAGTTTGTAATGAGTGATAAAGAATACCCTATATGTCATCGCTGTGATTTATGTGATTTTCAGACTCGCGAGATGAACGAATTTAAAAAACATATTATATCCAAAGAACATCATTCCGTTGAAGCAAAAGAACCTAGGAATTCTTTGGCTTATTTTGTGTACTTTGGAAGAGGAAGAGATCATATTAAATAGACTTTTTTGGTCTTTATTTCAATTAAAAAATGTTATAATTTTTATTGAGGGTTGACCTTCAGCTCTTGCATATTATTTGTAGCACGTGCTACATTGTTGGAACCAATCATGGCAAGTAAAACAAGTGTACCTTCACTTGAAAAGTTGTTATTCGCCATTTCCAATGAGGTTAGATTACGACCGAAACCACCCGCTATACACTTTATAATCTCAAATAGTTCCGTGTCCCCCCAGCCAGCGTCATTCGCGTGTAAACCAATGCAATTTCCCGTTCTGAGCGCGGCTACCGCTTCATTGATATCTGTCGTTGTAATGGACGTCATTTTGTTGAGAATCAAAGCATTAAAAAATGTTTTCA